TCCGGGCCGCCGCCGTGGTCCAGGACGTGGAGAGCGGGGACGAGGTGGAGGCCTGCGCCTTTGCCAGGGAGCCGGAGACGAAGAAGGGGATGGACGATTCCCAGATCACCGGCACCGCCTCCAGCTATGCCAGGAAGTACGCATTGAACGGCTTATTCTGCATCGACGACACCGCCGACGCCGACACCGAGGAGAGCCGGGGCCGGGAGCAGGCCGGGCCCATGTGCGCCGACTGCGGCGAGGAGATCAAGGCCGTCATGCACAAGGGGACGCTGTACGACGCCGCCGGCATCGCAAGAAAGGCCGCCGACACCTACGGCAAGCCGCTGTGCTGGAACTGTATGCGGAACGCCAAGAAGAAAAAGGAGGGCGCGTAAATGCTCAATCATGTAACGATCATGGGCCGGCTGACGGCGGACCCGGAGCTGCGGCATACCGGCGAAAGTCTCGCCGTCACCAGCTTCCGGCTGGCCGTGGACCGGGACTTTAAGGACAAAGAGACAGGAGAGAAAAAGGCGGACTTCTTTAACGTGGTCTGCTGGCGGCAGACGGCGGAGTTTGCCGCACGGTATCTCACCAAGGGCCGTCTGACCGCCGTCAGCGGGAGGCTCCAGGCCAGGGACTACACCGACCGGGAGGGGCATAAGCGGACCGCCATTGAGATCGTGGCGGATAACGTGTACTTTGCCGACAGCAGGCCGGAAGGAGCCGCGCCGAGGACGCCCGCCCCGGAGGGGTTTACGGACCTGGACGATGACGACGGGCCCCTCCCTTTTGACTGATGGAGGGCGGAGGGATGGACCGAACGCAGTTTACCTTTTACGACAGCTTTTATCACGGCATCCGGGGCTTGAGGACCCGGGGAGAGCAGGCGGCGGCGCTGTTTGCCATCTGTGAATACGCCCTGTACGGCACCGAGCCGGGGACCCTCCCCGGCTCCGCCGGGGCCGTCTATGTGATGGCAAAGCCCGTGCTGGACGCCGCCAGAAGAAAGGCCGAGGCCGGGAAGAGCGGCGGGAGCAAGTCCAAAGCAAACGGCAAGCAAGGCGAAGCAAAGCCGAAGCAAGAGCAAGGGGAAAGTCAGAAACCGCCGAAGCAAGAAAAAGAACAAGATAAAGAACAAGATAAAGAGAAAGAACAAATGTTATATACTCCTCCCCCTGACGGGGTCGGAGTATATACGCAGCCGCCGCCGGAAGCAAGGACAGGCGCGGCAGACGCCTACATGCGCCGGATCAGCCCCACCCCCTCCACCACCTCCATGCGGGAGCTGGCGGAGTTTGAGCGCATCATGGGGACGGAGGTCTGCGTCCGGGCCATGGACGCCGCCCTGGACGCCGGGGTCCGCAGCTGGTCCTATGTCCGGGCCATCCTCCAGCGGAAGAAGGAGGCCGGGGTGCGGTCCGTGGAGGACTGGGACCGGCTGGAGGCCGACAGGTTACGGGCCAGGGACCGAAAGCTCGCCGCCCAGACAGCGGAGGAGACCGGGGAGGGAATTTCCGGGCCCTCTGATCCGGGGGACAATGAGGCGCTGTTCCGGGAGCTGGGGTTGTGACGGAAAGGAGGAAACGCCATGGATGAGATCACGGCGGTCAATGAGGCCGCCAAGGCCGAAGGCTTGAGCTATGGGCAGTGGGTCCTGCGGAACGAAAAGCCGGTGGAGGCGGAGGAGAAGGAGGAGGAGAAGGAGCCGGAGGGCCCGGACGAATGGCACGGAGTCTGCCCGGTGTGCGGGGCCCGGTTCGAGTACGGGACGGGCCCGGGGCAGGGACAGCGGCAGATATACTGCTCCAGGGCCTGCCTGAACAAGGCCTATCGGACCAGGAAGAAGAGCCGGGAGGACGCCGGGCCGGCGGAGGAAGAGGAGGAGACAAGGGCCTGTCTGAACTGCGGGACGGTGTTTCCTGTGCCGAAGGACGGGCGGGCGAAGAACAAGCGGTTTTGCTCTCCTGAATGCCGGAACCGGTACAACGGCGTCAGGTGGAGGCAGGAGAAGCAGAAGGCAAAGGAGGACGGAATGGAGACTGTCACGGTGAATGAGGAAAATGTCACGCTGGAGGCGGAAAATGTCACGCTGGAATATCTGAAGGCGCAGCTGAATGCGCTGCGGGAGATGAACGACGCATTGCGGACGGAGCTTGCAGTGAACCGGCGGGGGCGGCTGGATGCCCTGGTGCGGGAGCGCGGCCAGACCGCCAAGGCCGACGAGGGGAAGCTGAGGCTGACCCTGGTGCCCAGAGGGATCATCCGGGCCATTGCCGCCGTCCGGGAGTACGGAAATGAGAAGTACGGGGACCCGGAGAACTGGCGGTCGGTCAGTCCCCAGAGATACCGGGACGCGCTGTTCCGGCACTGGCTGGCGTATCTGGACGAGCCGGAGGGGACGGACGCGGAGAGCGGGTTGCCTCACCTTTGGCATGTGTGCTGTAATGCGGCGTTTTTGGTGGAGATGGAGGGGGAGAACGATGTACCAGATAGTCTGTGACAGATGCGGCGATGTCATTCCGATGTCGGCGGAACAATGGATGGTTCACGAAAAGCAGGTAGGATCTTCTGAGATTGATTTCGTAGGCAAAGGGGAAATGCGGCAGGCCCATTTGTGCAAAGACTGCACGGAGCGGCTTGTAGACTGGATCACAGAAGGAGTACGAAACGATGAGCCGAAAGATTAATCCCATGCTGGCAGGTATCCAGGCGCGGCATGAGGTGGAGAAAAAAGCCCTGCGGCTCTTCACGCTGCAGTGGGCGGCGGACATGATGCTTATTGCCGCGCACGAGTGTATGGGCCTGGGGGCGGAGAGATTGGCCAAGCTGGAGCAGACCTTCTGGGACGCCGCCAGGTATTACGCCGAAAGGACGATGGAGGACGCCGCCTGGGACAAGGCGATCAATTACACCAAAGGCGATCTAGACCGAAAGCTGCAGTCCATCATGGGGGACCACTTCCGGCCCTGGGAGGAACGGTATGGGGGATAAGCCGGTGATGAAGGGGGAGTCTACAACATGAACCGGAAGAAAGCGCTGAGCGATACGGACAGGGAAATCATTCGCAAGATGGCGGATTATAATCTTACGATGTCTCAGGTCGCGCGGGATATGTTCATGCACTGGAATACCGTTGTCTTTCACTGCAGGAGCATAAAACGGATTACGGGGTATGATCCCAGGAATTTTTACGGCGAGGTGCAGCTGTTGAAGCTGCTGGAAGAGGAGGATCAGCCATGAGCGTTATCGTCAAGGGCATGGAGATGCCAGCGAATTGCAGGTCGTGCGATTTCAGCGATTATGAGGGGAGATTTTGCAAGGTGGCAAATGTATTTATTCCGATGGTTGGGAAATCGTGGTTCTGCCCTCTGGTTGAACTGCCGGAGAAGCATGGGAGGCTGATTGAGGCGGACAGTCTAAAGGACCAGCTTGACTACTATATCCGGGAGGCTGGCTGGGACACGAAAACGAACCGTGTGTTGGGCTGGGTGAAGGATGAGTTTATTGACAGCGAACAAACCATCGTGGAAGCGGAAGGAGAGGAGGCGGGAAGCCGTGAATGATATTCTGGCCTGCCCCCACTGCGGGGGACGGGCGGAGGTGCTGATGGGGGTCGTGTCCGTGTTCGTGGCCTGTAAGACCTGCAGGAGCCGGAGCGGCGGGTATCGGTTCAGGTGGTTTGACAATGACAGCTATCAGAGGGCCGAGGACCGGGCCGTGAGAAGCTGGAACAGGAGGTTAAGGCATGGGTAAAAGCGTGTGCTTTACCATCCCCTATCCGGAGACGAAAAAGGGAAAGCTGGATTGGAACCGGAAGTACAGCCTCAACGCCTACATGGGCCGGAAGCATTACCAGCGGTGCGCCTCCGACACAAAGTATTTTCACGCCCTGACCATGACGGCGTTGAAGGCCGCCCACGTCAAAAAGGATCCGTTCGTCGTGCCGGTGGAGATCATTTTCCGATGGGATGACAGATTGGATATCGACAACCACAGCGCCATGGGCAAGATGATTTTGGACGCCCTGAAGAAAACCATCATCCAGGATGATAACCCAAGGTGGGTGCGAAAGGTGACCCATGAGTTTTGGGACGGCGGTCAGATCGGGGTGGAGGTGAGGCCGGTTTGATGCTGATTGCCATCGCCGTGGAGCTGCCGGCGAAGGAGGCCCAGGGGATCAAGGAGGCCCTGGCTATGGACTGTGAGAAGTACGGGAGGGGGGTAAGAGTGCTCGAAGTAAGAGAAATCAGAGAGGAGCAGGTGAAGCTTGAAGGGTTTTACGGACAAGTGTAAAGACTGCAGGTTCTTCTCCCTCCGGGACTATGTGCCTGAGCGGGAACAGTCCGGATTTTTTACAAAAGACGGGAACTGCTCCAAGGTCTTTCCCCGGGGGTATTCCGGGAAAGGCCGGGAGGGCGGGCCGGTCAGGAGGATGCAGGCAGCGTGCTTTCAGTTTGAAGAGAGGGAGGAGGAATAATCTGCAATAATCTACAATAATCTATGGGAATGAGAAAAGGACTGGCCCGGAGGGGGTCAGTCCTTTTTGTTTTTCGCCCGGCAGGCGGGGCAAAGTCTTCTGGTCTTTTTGTCCCGCAAAAACGGACTGCCGCAGCGGATGCAGGGGTACGGTGTGTTCATTCTTCTTCCGACTTCCTGACGGGCTGCCTCCCGGCAGTTCGGGCAAGCCTTCTGTGCCGGGCTTGTGCGGACAAATTCACGCCCGCAGACGTTACAGGGGACGGGGACCGACAGCGGGACGGACCTGCTCCTGCTTTCCCGGCAGTCCGGACAGTAGCGGAGATGGCCGGAGATCAGGGAAAACCATTGCCCGCAGCCGCGGCATTTGCGCTGCCGGATGTTTTGCCCGGCCTCCCGGCTCTCATCGTCAAAAGCCTCGACGATGGGGTCATAGAGCTCCACCTCCGCGTCAATGCGGGCCTTCTTGGCCTCCGCAAGGCTGGCGAAGCGCCCGATGGTGATGCTCTTGTTTTGCAGGCCGATCTTGGCGATCCAGCACTTTTCCCGTGCCGACCAATAGACGCCATTGACCCCGGATTGGTTATTTGCGTTAAGTGTTTTCCCTGGGCGGAGTTTGGAGACCACCGTCCCGTCGTACCTCTGCAAAACGTTTTCCTTGTCAGGCTCGATCCGCCGGGCGGCCTTTTCCGCCGTGGCGCAGCCGCAGGACCGGGAGGCCCCGGTGGTCAGGGATTTTGCGTCCACCAGGCGTTCCGTGCCGCAGTCGCAGCGGCAGAGCCAGTCGGTCCAGCTGCCGTTGGGCCGGGGCTCTGACCGGCGGACACGCTCCAGGACCGTCCACCGGCCAAAGCGCTGGCCGGTCAGGTCTTTTCTCAGCTTGTCCCCCTTGCGGCAGCCGCAGGAGGAGGCCTCCTTGAGGGTGTTGCGGAGCATGGTCACCTCCCGGCCGCAGGCCTCGCACCGGCAGACCCACTGCACCGTCTTTTTGCCCGTGGGGCTAACGTAGTCCGGGCCCCGGCGGAGGACCACCAGGTCCCCGAAACGCCGGCCGGTGAGGTCCTGAAATTTAGGCATGGCCGTCGCGCTCCAGCCAGCCGGCCAGGTCGGCCAGCATCAGACGGAGCCAGGGAGGCGGGGTGCGGGTCTCCCCGGCCCAGCCCTGGATGGTGCGGAGGGGGATGCCGTAGCGTTTGGACAGGCCGGTCTGGGTGAGGCCCAGCTCGGAAAGCAGGGACTTAAAGGGGAGGGTGGACGCCTGCCAGATGCGGCGGAGAGGGTCGATCAGGGTCAGGTCCGGCTCGTCTGCCGGGTTGTCGGGGTCGACGAATGCCGACGATAATAACAGGTCGGAGATGAAGGCGTCGGGGTCCTTGTAGTTGGGAGCCTCGGAAAAGGCGTGGGTGATCTGGGTGTCGGTCATGGGATAACCTCCTTTGTCGGTGGTGGGTCTGGCCTTCACTTCCGCCTCCCTCCGGGGAGAGGGGCGGGGTCAGGGTCAGACGGCGGGGGTCAGGCTTTGACGATGTCCCAAGTGTCGGTGATGTCGGCCACCTTGTAGCCGCTGATGCTGCCGAGGATCTCCTCGTCCGTGCTGTGGGCGTAAATTTCTTTGGTGGTCATGTTGGCCCAGTAGACCTTGCCGCGATAGGTGAGCTTGCGTCCGGCGAACAGGTCTTCCTTGTGGTTGTTCAGGTACTTCATTTTTGTTTCCTCCTTTGATGTTGTCGGGTGATCTCTTAGCTTGGCTATAGTATACGCTCAATGAGCGTATTTGTCAAGGGGGTTTTGCAGATTTTTTTTGCGGGGTTGTGACCGCAGGCCGGGAGGCCTCCCGCATTACCGGGGCCGGGGGCCCCGTCACTCTGCGTTTGTGTGGGTCAGGCGTCGCGCCAGTAGGTCCAGGCGTGGACCTTGCTGGTGCCGTAGCGCTTGAGATAGGCGTTGACCTTCTTCTCGTGCTTGGCGGCGGCCAGCTTGTACGCCGCAAGGATGATCTCCAGCTCCTCCGCCGTGGCGACCCGGCATTCCTCGCCCCGGATGGTCAGGGCCTTGCCGGGCAGCTCCTCCAGATAAGCGCTTCCGCCGCAGGCGTCCAGGATGTCAGTCAGGCGCTCAACGCTGACGGCGGCGATCCGGCAGGCGTCCGTCTGGTTCATGTAGGGCTTCGGGCGGATGACCAGGACCTGATCCAGAGTGCGGGCCGCTTCCAGGGCTTCCAGCCATCCGTTAAACTCTCGCATGTTCTCGGCCCGGAAATGGTCCTCGCTGGTGCGGGCGTGCTCGGCGGCCTGCAGGGCGTCGTCGTAGTCATAGCCGGATTCCCCGAAACAGAAATCCTTGCGGATGCTCTGCTTGTCGATGGGGAGCAGTTCGCCGCCGGGGAGGGAGACCATCAGTTCGGCTTTCTTCGTGCAGTAGTCCGTCATGCGGCCGTTCCAGTAGGTGGCGAACGCGGCCCGGATCTCGTCCCGGCTGAGAAGCCGGAGGGCGGCGGGGGCTTCGGCGGCGGGGGCCTCGGCCACCGGCGCGCCGGTGAGGGCCTGTTCCAGGGTCTGGCGGTCGGTGTAGCCGTACCAGATGCCGCGCTGGCGGTGCCAGCGGAACCGGAGGGACTTCAGGGCCTCGCGGGTCTGGGCGTCGGGCTTCGCCTCAAATTTGATCTCAAGGCTGCGGCGCTCGGTGTTCTCGGTGATCGTGTACTTCATTTTGATAACCTCCTGTTGGCTGGCCTCGGGCGGGCCGCTCGTTTGATCTGGCTATAGCATAGCACGTTGCAACGTGCTTGTAAAGCCGGAATGATGCACAAAGGTTGCAACGTGTTTTTGGGCAGTTTGTACACTTTACAACGTGCCGACCTCGCGCATATAATAATGTAAGATTCTCAGCCAGGAAGGAGGGATCACGATGGCAGTCAGCGAGGCCAAGAAGGCCAGCAACGCACGATGGGACGCCGACAACATGGCGTATCAGACCGTCAAGGTCCGGCGGCAGCTGCTGGAGGAGTTCCGGGCCGCCTGCGCAGCGCGGGGCGATAAGGTCAATACCGTGCTGCGGGAGGCGATGGAGCAGTACATTGCCGGCGGCGGGGACCAGATCGGGACCAGCGCCCAGGGCGGCGAAGGTCCGGGCCGGGACGGCGACGGCGGCCAGGAGTAGGGCCGGAGAGGGTTAGTTACTAGGATATCGTGCGTATTTAGTAGTGATTTCGTACAAATGCAGTAGGACGGAGTTGGTGAGAGTAACCAAAGTTAAGTAGAGAGGGGGCGAATCTACCAAAGATTGAGTAGTTTTCCTTGACTTTTTCGGTTCAAAATGATAGGATGGAGACGTAAGGATTACGTACAGCCTTACACAAATAACGTATCATTGAGTATCATGCATCTTCCAGGAGAGAAGCGGCTTCCCAGCACGGGAGGCCGCTTTTCTTTTATGCCCAGCGTCAGGAGGTGAGCAAGGCATGGGACGACAGAAGGCCATCAGATCCGCGGAGGACTTCGCGGCCAAAGTCCTTGATTTTATCGGGGTTTGCGAGTCGAAAGAGCAATCGCCGACCGATTACGCCCTTTGGGGCTTTTTGGGCGTTACGGCCTCCGAGTGGGACAACCTGAGCCGGGGACTGGATCGGGACGGCAAGGCGTGGCCCAATAAGTCCAACAGCGAGGAGGAGCGCAAGAAGGCGGAGGAGATGGATAGGAGACAGGCCGGGGACGCGGTAAAAAAGCTCGTGGCGTTCCGGGAGGACAGGCTGGTCAAACGACTGGAGGAAGCAAAGCAGGTCAACGGCAATACCATCTTCCTGCTGAAGCAGGCCAAGAACGGAGGCTATCAGGACGTGCAGCAGGTGGAGGCCGGCGGGTCCGTGACGGTCAAGATAGACGGCGTGGGGGGGCTGGAGAGCTTCCGCTGAGGGGACCGCCGGGGGGGCGGGAAAGGTTGTAGATTTCCGGGAAGTGTTGAGGCGTCAGGGTTTGCGGCGCGGCTGACAGAGATTTGACAGGTGAGGCGGTGCCGGGGCCGTGCCGGGCGGCAGGGCTGGCGGTGCTGGCGGTGCGGTACGGTGCCGGAGACGGGAAGGCTTTAGAGGGGACGGAGATTTCCGGGAGACGGGCGACCCTACCCCCCACCCGGAAAAACGGGCGGCGAAAAATTTTCCGCCCTAGTATATATCTCGCACACTCTCCAGACCTCTCTCCGAACCTTCCTTCCATCCAAATCATTCCAGACAGTACCCCACCCGGAAAAGAGGGGGCACCCCGTTTGGAAAGGGTCCCCCGTCAGGAAATAGGAGAAGGCTTAAAGGAGGCACTGTCTTATGTTGGAGCAAATCGAGACTGTGGGAAAAGCCGCAGAACTGTATCCGAAGTTGGTGTACGACCTAACAACGGAAAGCGGGCGGAAGATGGCAGACGCATTCGCAGGATTTGATATTGATTCAGAACGAGCGAAACTGCGCGAAAACTTTCGGGAAAAATTGCCTAAACTGCCTGAGTGGTAAGTCGAAATGCGGAACAAGCCGGCGTAGCTCAATAGGCAGAGCGCCCCGAAGAAGTGGGGAGCGACGCAGGTTCGAGGCCTGCCGCCGGGAGGGTACCCGGCCCGTCTGTGGTTCCGGAGCCAGGGACGGGTGATGGCGGAAGGGCGCCCCCTGCCATAATGGGGGCGCATACGCTGCTGTAGCTCAGCGGAAGAGCTGCCGACTTGTAATCGGCAGGGCGTTGGTTCGAATCCAACCGGCAGCTCCAGCCTGAGATGTGGGGCAAAACGCATCCTATACACTGTCCCCTCGGCCGCCGGGGTCTCATAAATAGGCGGCCTGGACAGGAAAGAGGTGGAGCCTGTGGCGAGACGGAAGACTTCTCCGAAGGGGAAGAAGAAGGATGTGGTGTGGGACGCGGGAGAAGCGAATCCCAAGCAGCTGCAGTTCTACCAGAGCAGGACCACCTATACCGCCTATGGCGGAGCCAAGGGCGGAGGAAAGACCCATGCGGTGCGGATCAAGGCGGTGGGGGGAGCCATTGCGAACCCCGGCATCAAGATCCTCATCATGCGCCGGACCTATCCGGAGCTGGAGGAAAACCACATCCGGCCCATCGTGAAGATGGTGCCCAAGGAGCTGGCGACGTACAACGCAACGACCCATCTCATGACCTTCCACAACGGGTCCACCATCAAGTTCGGCCACTGGGCGGGGGACGCCTCGGAGGACGAGTACAACGGTCTGGAGTACGACTGGATCTTCGTGGACGAGGCCACGCAGTTCTCGGAGCGGGCGTTCAACTTCCTGGGCGGCTGTCTGAGAGGCGTCAACGAGTTTCCGAAACGGATGTATCTCACCTGCAACCCCGGCGGGGTGGGGCACCGGTGGGTGAAGCGGCTGTTCATCGACCGGCAGTTCAAGACGAATCCGGAGAACCCGGAGGAGACGGAGAACCCGGAGGACTACCTGTTCATCCCCGCCACGGTGGAGGACAACTATCACCTGATGGAGTCCTCCCCCGGCTATGTGCGGATGCTGGCGAATATGCCGGAGGACAAGCGGCGGGCCTACCGCTACGGCGACTGGAACGCCCTGGGGGGCAACTACTTCCCCGAGTTCTCTATAGACACCCATACCTGCGCGGCCTTCGTGCCGCCGGAGCACTGGGCCCGGTACTGCAGCTTTGACTACGGCCTGGATATGTTCGCGTGCTTCTGGTGGGCGGTGGACGAGGACGGGCGGAGCTGGTGTATCCGGGAGTATACCCGGAAGGGTCTCATCGTCCGGGATGCGGCGGCGAAGCTGCGGGAGCTGACCCCGGAGGGCCAGGAGCCCACGGCGACCTATGCCCCGCCGGATATGTGGTCCCGGCAGAAGGACACCGGCAGGACCATGGCGGAGATCTTCATGACAAACGGCGTGGGTCTGGTGAAGGCTTCGAACAACCGGGTCCAGGGCCACAACCTCATCAAGGAGGCGCTGGCACCCAAGCCCCTCCACGATCCCTTTGTCCGGGAGATGTTCCGGGACCGGGACGGCAAGGCCCCGGAGACTTTGCCGGGGATGATGTTCTTCCGGAAGACCTGCAAGGGGGTTATCGGGGACCTGATGGACATCCAGGCCGACGAGGACAATCCCGACGACTGCGCCAAGGTCCCCCATGAGATCACCCATACCGTGGACGGCGTGCGGTACTACGCCATCTCCAGAGTTCTCCCCGCCCAGAGGGAGGAGGAGCGCCGGCGGAAGACCGTGGGCCTCATCGACCTGCTGGACTACGACGCGGAGGACGAGACCGCCCGGGATTATGACGATTTCATGTGTGGCGGCGAGGTCACCGCCTCCTATCTGGGGGTTGGATAAGCAAACCGAAGCAAAGCCAAGCATGGCGAAGGAAAGGGGAAAGAGCGTGGAGCAGCTTATATTTGCGGCCTGTATCGGCATCCTGTTCGGCCTTTTCGGCTTTCTCAACGAGAAGCGGAAGGCGGCGGAGACCGAACGGGAATGGGCGCTGAAGAAGCTGGAGGAGGTCCTGACCCAGAGGAGCGCCCTTCAGACGGCGGTGAAGGCCCTGAAGCAGGAGGTCTCGGAGATGCGGGAGAGCGTGAAGAACCGGGACCGGCAGGAACAGGCCATTTTCGAGGGGATGAACAACATCCTCAATTACAGTGAGGCAGTGGCGAGAAAGGCGGCGAGCGGCTATGGCGGAGCAGAGGACGAGGACAGAGGCTGAGCGGACGCCCAAGGGCCCGGACACCAGCGGCCTCCACACGGAGAAGGCCGGCGGCGAGGACCGTCTGCCGGATCACGAGAGCGTATGGAAGAAGTACGAGAAGGCCCTGGCCTTCAACTCCGCCATCAATCTCAATGAGACGGTGCGGGTCAACGAAAACTTCTTTATCGGGAAGCAGTGGGAAGGGGTCGTCTCCAACGGCCTGCCCACCCCGGTTTTCAATATCCTCAAGCGGGTGTGCTGCTTCATCGTGGCGACCATCACCTCCGACAATATCAAGGTGAACGCATCTCCCCTGTCGGCCACGGCCAACACCAACGCCCTGGTGGAGCCTACCAGGGTGGTCAATGAGGAGCTGGACGCCATCACGGAGCGGAACAACATTCCCCCGCTCATGCGGGAGTTTGCCAGGAACGCGGCGGTGGACGGGGACGGGTGTATCTACACCTACTGGGACCCGGACGAGGACACCGGACAGGAGGCTATGGGGGCCATCAAGACGGAGCTTCTGGAGAACACCCGGGTCCATTTCGGCAATCCCAACGACCGGAAGGTTCAGTCTCAGCCATACATCATCATCGAGCGCCGGGAGATGATCGGCGCGGCCCAGCGGGAGGCCAGGGACAACGGCTTTTCGGACTGGGAGAGCATCGGCGGGGACACGGACAACCGGCAGGGGGACCCGGCCAAGGAGAGCGGCGACAAGGTGACGACCCTGCTTCTGCTGTGGCGGGACCGGGAGACGAAGGAGATCTGGGGCTTCAAGTGCGCGAGAAACTGCGATATCCGCAAGCCCTGGAACCTGAATATCCGGCGGTATCCCATGGTGTGGCTCAACTGGGACTACGTCCAGGACTGCTATCACGGCCAGGCCATGATCACGGGCCTTATCCCCAATCAGATCTTCATCAACAAGGTCTGGGCCATGAGCCAGCTTTCCATGATGACCACGGCCTATCCCAAGATCGTCTACGACAAGACCAGGATCGCCAAGTGGGACAACCGGATCGGGTCCGCCATCGGCATCAACGGCGGGGACGTGAACAACGTGGCCCGCATCCTGGACCCGGCGGCCATCTCCCCCCAGATCGCGGAGTTTATCCGGCTGGCGGTGGACCAGACGGAGGAGAGCCTGGGGGCCACCTCCGTTGCCCTGGGCGACACCAGGCCGGACAACACCTCCGCCATCATCGCTCTGCAGCGGGCGGCGTCTACCCCGTCGGAGATCACCAAGCAGAATATCTATCAGGCGGTGGAGGATCTTTACCGCATCTTCATCGAGTTCATGGCCTTCTACTACGGGACAAGGGCGGTGGACGCACCCACCCCGGACCAGGTCCAGCAGGCCATGGCCTTTGTGGGCCAGCAGGCCCCGGCGGAGGTGCCCCTTTCCTTCGATTTCAGCACCTTGAAGAACATGCCCATGGAGCTGAAACTGGACGTGGGGGCCTCCTCTTACTACTCGGAGATCGCCTCCATCCAGACCCTGGACAACCTGCTGCAGATGGACAAAATCACCATCCTCCAGTACCTGGAGCGCATCCCCGACGGGTATATCCCGGAGCGGCGGAAGCTGGTGGAGGAGCTGCGTCAGCAGATGCAGGCCCAGGCCCAGCAGATGCAGGCCCAGCCGGAGCCCCAGGGCGGCGGAGGCCAGACGCCCCAGCCCCAGGGGCCCATCGTGGACCAGGGCCAGAAGCCGGAGGTCCGGGGCGGCGGGGGCTATTCGGCCCTTCAGCGGAAGGTAAATGAGACCGGGACCACGGAAGGAATCGTGTAAGGGGGTGTTTGCAATGCGTGTGTATGACTTTATCTGCGCCGCCGCCGGCATCCTGGGCAGCGGGATCGCTTCCCTCTTCGGCGGCTGGGACACGGCGCTGGTAACGCTGGTCTGGTTTATGGGAATCGACTATGTTACCGGAATGCTGGTAGCGGGCGTTTTCCACAAATCTCCCAAGACCCCCGGCGGGGGCCTGGAATCCCGGGCCGGGTGGAAGGGCCTGATCCGGAAGGGCGTGACCCTGCTGGTGGTCCTGGTGGCGACACGGCTGGACCTGCTCATTGGAGACCGGTCTTTCATTCGGGACGCTGTGGTCATCGCCTTCATCGTCAACGAGACCATGAGCATCATTGAGAATTTGGGGCTTATGGGCATTCCGGTGCCGAAGGTTCTGACCAGAGCAATTGAGGTCCTGAAGAAAAAGAGCGGAGAGGAGGACGAACCCCATGACGCTGAATGAATATGTGGCGTGGGTGCGGGCGAAGGAGGGCGGCAGACGATGAGCAACAGCAAGCTGGTGACCTATACCAGGCTCTCCCCCAACTGCACGAGGCCGAGACGGCACAGGATCGACACCATCACCATCCACTGCATGGCGGGAGACCTGTCCGTGGAGAGCTGCGGGGCCGGGTTTGCAAACCCCGCCCGGGAGGCCTCCAGCAATTACGGCATCGACTCCAGGGGCCGCATCGCCCTGTATGTGGACGAGGTCAACCGGAGCTGGTGCTCCGGGAACGCGGACAACGACCACAGGGCCATTACCATCGAGGTGGCAAACACCGTGGCGGCCCACCCCTGGCCGGTGTCCGACGCGGCCTACCGGGCCCTCATCGACCTGCTGACGGACATCTGCCAGCGGAACGGCATTAAGAAGCTGCTGTGGCGGGGGGACAAGAGCCTCATCGGCCAGGTGGACAAGCAGAACATGACCGTCCACCGCTGGTTCCAGAATAAGGCCTGTCCGGGAGATTATCTCTACAACCGCCACGGGCAGATTGCCGATGAGGTGAACAGAAAGTTGGAGATCAGGGAGGGACCGGATATGACGGAAAAGGAAACCAAGGCCCTCATTGAGAAAGCTCTGAAAGCGGAGAGGGAAACTGTGTTGGCAGAGGTCAGGAAGATCGTCAAGGACGCGGTCAAGGGTCTTTCCGTGCCTATTATCTACAAGGATTTTGAGGACCTGCCCAAGGACTGGGGCCGGGATGCGGTGAAGAAGCTACAGGACGCCGGCGCCCTCAAGGGGACCGGTTCCGGGCTGAACATCTCCTACGATATGCTCAGGATCCTGGAGGTCCTGCACCAGGCAGGGATCCTTTAACAACTGACCGAACCGCCCGAACGGGCGTTTGGATACCGTGAAGAGCGGCCCCAGACCAGGGGCCCAGGTTTCGAGCCGGGGCGACCATACCCCGAGAAAGGAGCAACCATGGACGAGAACACCAGCGCTGTGATGGGCGCAGAGGCGGAGGCCGAAGCCGCTCAGACCGAGGACATCGCCGGACAGGACGACTGGGACGACATCGACCTGTCGGACGTAAGCGACAACAGCGGGGAAGAGAGCCAGACCGGAGAGGAGACCGAAGGCGCAGACCAGCAGCCGGAGGAACAGCCGGAGGCTCAGACGGACACCGGAGAAGAGGCGGAAGCCAAGGAGCAGAAAGAGGGCGAGGCAGACCAGCTTTTCACCCTGAAGCACCTGGATTCCACCTATCAGGTGGACAAGAACCAGGTCGTAGCCCTGGCCCAGAAGGGGCTGGACTATGACCGTATCCGGGCGCGGGCGGACCAGGAGATCGCCAGACTGACGGTCTACGAGAGCTTCCTGAAGGAGCTGGCCGCCCCCAACGGCATGTCCATTGATGACCTGATGGACACCACCCGGGCCAATATCCTGGCAGAGCGGGAGGGCCTGGACCGGGACACCGCTCTCCAGCGGGTGAAGCTGGACCGGGACCGGCAAGCCCTGGAGGCCCAGAAGCAGAGCCTGAACCGCCAGACCGAGGCGGGGGTCATGGAGGCCCAGCGGCAGGCCAGGATGAAGCAGAGCATGGACCGGTTTATCCAGGCCCATCCGGACCTGAACGCCAAGGACATCCCCGAGACCGTGTGGCAGGACTTTGCCGCCGGGAAGGACCTGTCCGACGCCTACGCCATCCATGAGGCCCGGCAGCTCCGGGAACAGCTGGAGACAGCCAACCGGGAGCTGGAGACTTTGAAGCAGAACAAGAGCAACCAGGCCAGGACCACAGGGTCCCAGACCGACGCCGGCGCGAAGAAAGAGACCGCCGACGACTGGTTTGAAAAGGCCTGGTACGACGGAACGTAAGAGCCTCCTTTCAGGGAGGCGGAAAGGATAAAGGGTGAAATACCATGGCAATCAATCTTGCCTCCAAATACGAGAAGAAGGTCCAGGAGCGGTTTTCTCTGGGCTCTCTGACGGACCGCTACTGCGGCAAGGACTACAACTTCGACGGCGTCAAGAGCATCAACATCTACATGGTGGACACCGTGGCGATGGTGGACTACACCCGCAGCGGCACCACCCGCTTCGGCAGCCTGACGGAGCTGGGCGACACCGTCCAGACCCTGCAGCTGACCAAGGACCGGGGCTTCACCTTCTCCATCGACGAGGGCAACGCCAAGCAGCAGTTCAACGTCAAGCAAGCCAACGCCTGCCTGAAGAGGCAGATCGACGAGGTCATGACCCCGGAGATCGACACCTACCGGATGCTCAAGTGGACCAGCGGCAACGGCCTGAGCACCGGCACTACCGTGTTGAGCTCCAATGACGGCGTGGTCACCAAGGCCAACATTCTCGAGAAGATCTTCACCGCCGGCGCGACCATGAGCGACAACAAGGTCCCCCGGACGGGCCGGACCCTGTTCATCCCCGAGCTGACCTACGTGCAGTTCAAGCTCTCCGACGTGGTCACCGGCAGCGTGGACAAGCTCTCCGAGGAGAACGTCCGCCGGGGCTACCGGGGCACCCTGGACGGCATGGACGTGGTCACCGTCCCCTCCACCATCTTCCCGGCGAACATCAACTTCTTCATTAAGCTGAAGAACGCCACCGTGGACCCCGTGCAGCTGAAGGTGTTCCGGGTCCACAAGAACCCCATGGGCGTCAACGGCGACGTGGTGGAGGGCCGCATCATCTACGACAGCTTCGTGCTGGACAGCAAGGCCAAGGGCATCTTCGTGTCCAAGACGGCAAACCCTTAACGCCTGAAAGCCCGATCGTTGGGACCGGACAGGCGGGGTCGGCAAGGCTCTGACCCCGCCCTCCGGTGGGTTTTCGGGAGATGACACCCATGGGGAAAGGATGTGAATATCATGAGTTACACACCTACTGAATGGGCAACCGGCGATGTTATCACCGCCGAGAAGCTGAACAATATGGAAGATGGGATTGTTGGGGCTGGACGTGCGTTAATGGTTACGATAACTAGCGAAACTGACGTGACTACATTTAACAAAACTTTAGGAGAAATCAAAGCCGCTGTAATGGCTGGTATTTTTGTTTGGGTAGGATTGACTGCGGAAATAGACGAACAAACGCTTGTTATGCAAGGTTTACCAACCCGGTATACTTTTGATGAAGGCGGTGGAGGTAGTATAGTATTTCAAGGGAACGAATATACGGCACCCACAGACAATGACTACCCGGCTGGTGGAAAATAACCTGCCCCTACTCCCACCGCAAGCACGGTGATGTATCTATACCTGTAAAAAATTTGCTTCTGACGGAAGGGGGCGGCCTGCGCCGCCCCCTTTTTCAAAGAGAGGAGGAATCAAGATGGCAGAACCGACAACCACCGCCCAGCGGGTCTTTGACATCGCCATGGGCCTCATGGACGAGGTGAACGAGACCACTGGGGCC